TCCATGCATCAAAGCATTCAATATCAGTAGTTTCTGTTTTGTAGTGCTCACCATACGTTGAAGCAAGATACTCTTTCAAGTCATCAAGTATCTTGTCCTCATTGTATTTCCATTGTGTCATGCTAAATGTTCCCTATCATTATTTCAAAATTTCTCTCAAATCAGCTGGTGTGTAGTTTTCACCTTTTAGGATCTTACCATCTTCTCGATAGACAGGCTTACCATCCACACCAAGCTTGCTCATGTTTGAACGATGAACTTCTTCAAAACATTTATCAAGATCTATACCAAATGCAGCACCAGCACCATATGTCACAACCAGAAGATCAGTCAGTTCTTTAGCAATGTTGTGAATATCTTTCTCATCTATAGCACCCTGAACCTCTGCAGATTCTTCGAGTATCAAGTTAGCACGAAGTTTTCTTGTTCTTTCATCAGACAAGCTTGCTTCTGTTAGAACATCCTGCCCAAAAGATCGCATAAATTCTTTAACTAGTTCAAAATTTGTCATTTACTACACACCAACATTTGCTCATTATCGTCTTTTCCTTTCTAGCTTGGCTCTCAACTTCTTACCCTTTTCAAGGTGATATGATGTCGCCAATTCAGTAAATCTTGTACCATTCAATAAGTCTATCATACTACAAACGAAGCCTGCTGTCAACCCCTCAAACACCTCTGTTTTCACTTCACCATTGATTTGTGTATATCTCACCCGAACAACTTGTGGTCGTTTTACTTTCACAACAAGATTTGGCATACACATGTTTGCATCTTCGACATAGTGTGTCTCTTCACTTGTGTCAACGATACGTGGCTTGAACATGACCAACATAGGATCTGATGCAATAGCAAGAGCCTGTGATCTCTCACCAATCATCGATGCAGTGATAGCAAGTCCAGTTCCTTCTTTCAATAGTGTTTCGACCATTGACTGTGCAAGATCTTTGTCTGGATCAATGAATGGCATGGTTTCTTTGAGTATTGAGTCATTCCATGCAACAAGTGGTTTTGCGTTTGGATATTCCATATCAGCTTCCATATTGACTAAAGTTTTTCTCTTTGCGAACTTTGATGCACTTTTCAAAATGCTCATCATCTTGTGTATGACTGATGACAACAACGTTTGTCTTAGTCAACTCAGACAGCATATTAGCAAGCGCAGATGTTCCTGTATCATCAAGTGAACCATCAAACACTTCATCAAGCAAAAGCAGATTGCATGGCGATGTATTTCGCATCTGACTGATTGCACGCCATGTTAGCATCAGTGCCAAGTCAATACGAGCTTTCTCACCTTGACTGAAACTGTCATAGCTAAACACGTCTTTATAACGTGCCTTGATAGTTTCATTGAAGTTCTCATCAAGATTGAACTGAACAAAGAAGTCCATACGCTCAAGATACTTGTTGATCATTGTGTTCATGATTGGAATATACTGACGAATGATCTGTGTCTTGATGCCATTGTCCTTGAGTAGCATAGAAGCAACAGTGTATAGTTCACGCTCATCTGTTAGTTGCCGACGACGAAGAACATGATTCTTTAGTGCACGCTTCTCTTCTGTGTCATCTGCAACTTCAACGATCGACTCATTGATTTTCTTAATGTCTTTCTGTGTGTTTGTGATTGTGGTTTGTGCCACCATCATCTTCATATTCAGCTCTTGTATCTTTTCTGTGATTTCTGTGATGGACTTCTGCACAGGAGCAAGTGCTTCGATTTCAGCAGCCAGTTCTTTGATTGACTCATTGAGCTTCTCTGATGCAACATTCAGATCACTAAGCTTCGACTGAATGTCATCGAGGTTGCTTTTCTTCAGTTCATCATCGATCTTTTGTGTACAGGTTGGACAGTTTTCAAGATGCAAATAATCATCATGCTCTTTCTGTAAACGCTCTGTCTGATCATCGATTTTAGATGAGTTGCGTTCAAGCTTCTGTGCCTTGGATTGAAGACTATTCATCACAGAATACGATTCTTTGTGTGCATCAAGATTTACTTGGAGCTTCTGATTAGCAAGCATAATCTTATCAACCATTTCTTGCTTCTCTGTGATAATGGCCAACTTGCTATCGATATCTGCTTTGCTCTTTTCTTCTAGTTCACGACGATGCTTTTCGTTTAGCTTGATTGTGTTTTCAAGAACAGCAACCTTTGTATCGATATCTGTCATCTCGTTTTTGTTGTCACTGAATCGATCCTTGAGCATCGAGTTCATAACACTGAAGATTTCAATATCAAGCAAGTCTTCAATAACATTACGTCGTTGTGCTGCTGGCAAAGACATAAATGATGTCCAGTTAGCAGAACCAAGCATGACAATCTGTGTGAACGTTTTGAAGTTCATCTTCATGACTTGCTTTTCAAGATAACCCTGATAGTCTTTGTTTGCTGCTTCTTGACTCACAAGATGTCCATGCTTATAGATCTCAAACTTCGCTGGCTTGATGCCACGAATGATCTTGAATGGAACACCATCAACATTCATGTTCAACTCAACCAGGAGTTTCTTTTCATTGATCGCATTTACCAACTGTGGTTTGTTGATACGACGAAATGGCTTATTGAACAAAGCAAAGCAAATGGCATCCATGACAGTAGATTTGCCTGTGCCATTGGTGCCAGTGATAAGAGTTGTTTTGTACTTGTTGAGTTCAATCGTAATAGGAGAGTTGCCAACCGATAGGAAGTTGGCAAAGGTAACGTTTTCAAGTATGACCATAGTAAACCTTTTGATATTAGAAAGGTATTGTATCACGCATCTCGTTCGATGTCAAGAGCTTCTGTGTACAAATCATTCAATAGTTGCTTGAGTTTGTTCTTGTCCACTTCAACATCTAGCTTATCGATTGTGTTGGCAAGAATCGTTTGTGTGTCATCCACTTGTGAAATGATTTCATCATTGGTGTCTTGTGTGATAGCCTCAACGATCTTTATGTCAGATGGCAATCCACTTTCAAGACGTTCGATGTACTTGTCAAACTCATATGGATCACTCTTCTCATCAACAACAACTTTGATGTATGCACCTTCAAGGCCTTCTGTTCTCAGACCTTTTGATGTACCACGATATATGATCTTAACAAACAGATTATATGGGTTCTGAATAAACTCGATATCACCAGTCTCTGTATCAAAGAGGTGAAAGCCACGTGGGCTATCATAATCAGACCAAGTCATTTCATATGGTGCACCAAGATAGTGAATGTTGCCTTGACTTGACTTGTGATGAAAGTGACCACTAAAGACTGCTTCGAACCCCTGGAATGTTGACTTCAGAATACCATGGTCACATGTATGCCCACGCATCATCTCAAAGCCATTGATCTCAAGGTGACCAAAAACAAAACGAGCTTCACTGTTAATCAATGCGTCATATGATGCTCGCTCATTTTCTTTGTTGATCCATGGCAGATATAGTGCGCCTGTTTGTGAGTTGTGCTGTGCATCAATATATGTCGTAATGATATCACGATAATCACCAAAGATGCTATCAAAAGCATTGACCGTGTTCGTTGACTTGTAGTATACATCATGGTTGCCACAAATGACATCCATCGTCATACCATTTGCCACAAGCGGATCAAGAAAGTCTTCACGAAGATGCTTGACTGTGTTGAAGTTGATGCTTGTACGACGATCAACAATGTCACCCATATGAACGATATGAGTAATGCCTTGCTCTTTCAATGTCGGAAAGAATATGTCATCAAAGAACTTCTTTTGATAGTTCAGCATCGCTTGACTATCACCACGTGCACCATGATGCGTATCAGTTACAATCGCAATCTTCATTATTGATCCTCAAGAAAGTTTGTTACAGTGTTTGCAACTTGTTGATCTTCTTTCTTGTTTGGTCGCTTCTTTTCAGACAACATTTTTTCTTCAAAGCCACGAATAAACTCATGTGATATTTCATTAAGATCAGGTGCAGCAAGACCTTCCTCACCATTTAACTGTTCAGATAGCTGGAGCTCTTGATAGTTCTTATACTTCAAGTACAGGTTTTTCTTCTCTGCATTAATGCGCTGAAGAAATGTGTTCTTGACAAATTGTGTGAAGTAAGCAAAAGGATTGTTTGACTTTTCACGATTGAAGTTCTTACAATACTTGACACATGTCAGAATTGAGTCTGAAACCATCTCTTCACGAAATGGATAGTATGCAAAGTTTGGTTTGGTTGCATATCGATTTGCGATTTGCATAAAACATTCTGCCAGATAGTTTGGCATTTGTGGACGTTCGTTACCATCGGCTTCTGCGACCTTACAGTCATCTTGCCATTGACAGATAACATCGAACATTTCACGGTTGTTAATATAGTTACGTTTACGAGGCTTACGCACTTTGGTCATGCTGCACATCTCCAATAAATCAAATATAAGTGTATAGTATCACAGAACGTGATGCTTGTCAACCGAAAAAAGTTGTCGATTTGAAAATTTTAGGGGTTGACAAGTTCTGAAATGAGTGTATAATAGTGATTGTGCACTTGAAAATAACAACTAATGATATACACGTTCGCTTGATATCAACATGTCATCATCGATACCAAACTCATCTGTATGCAATGTATCTGACATTTGTTGTATCGATTGCTTGATATTATCTATACGAGAAATATCTGTTTCTTCTACAAATACGAGTGACAATTCATAAAACTTAGCAACTGTTTCTGTCACCTTTGTGAAAGTCATAATATGTTCCCAGCGAAACGTACATTCATATGAATCAGAATATGGTATATAATTACTGAAGTACATCGATGTTTCACCAGTCTCAAGAGTATCTGATTGCGATATCAATGGGTTGTTTACTACTAGTCCATGATCATCTTGCAAATTTACTTCTGCAAATATTTCATCGCCATTAGTCAGAATTATATGATAAACTTTCATTCTATAGCTCCACTTGGCTCACTTTGTACTTGAAATTCTCGGACTGATAAATTTTGATACGTTCAAGAAAGTGTCTTAGTACATAATTGAAGTGTTTCTTCTTACGTGTAGTTTCGATTGATAGATCATCGGCAATGTCAAACAGTTTTGCTGTATTCTTGTTTTCAGCTTTCCGAAGAACCCGACCAATCGATTGCAGTGTAGTAATACGAGACTTAGAAGGATGTGTAAAAAAGATGTTGTTTAGTCGTTTGATGTTAATACCAGTTGAAGTCGTCTTGAGCGATGCGATGATAATGCCATCTTGAGTGTCCTCAATCTGTGCTCGCATGTCATTACGAACTCCTGCATCAACAGAACCATCAATATAGAATATCGGGCGATCTGTCATACCTTCTATATATGCCTTCAAATCTTGCCCATGACTAATCTGATTGAATAGAACAAGGTTGTTGCCCTTCTGAGAACAGACGAGCTTTGCAATAAACTTTGTGCGTCTTTCATGATGAATCAGATTGTCAACTTCACTCTGATATGATGTGCCCTTGAGTGCTTCACGGAACTCTTGTGGATAACGAAGAACGATGGCTTTGATATCAAGCTTTGTTAGTACGTCATCTTCCATGAGATCAGATGTCGTTGTGACTTTATGAACAGGTCCGAGCAAACCAGAGATTGTATAGATGCTATGTTCATCTGAGTTTAGAGTGCCAGTTGTACCAAATCGATACTCAACATCGGTCATCTTTTCAAGAATATTTGTTAGTGACTTTGACTTTGCCTGATGCGTCTCATCCACAATCACACAGTTGAACTGATTGAACCAATCGCGCTGAAGCTTATAGATCGACTGCCATGTCGTTACACCAAACTGGTTATCAAAGCTTTTGTCTTTTCCCGAATAGATTTCATGCATCTCATCCTGGAAGCCATATGACACAAAGTCACTATGCATCTGCTTGACTAGACCGACCGTCGGAACAACAATCAGCGTCTTTGTATTCAGAAACGTGCTAAGCAGATAGATGATCAAAGACTTACCTGAACCAGTCGGTGAAACGATTGTCTGACGACCAGCATTGATAGCCTTGAGAGCAGAATCAAACTGATAGTCACGTGGTGGAAATGGCAGATTGAGGCTATCAATATGTGATTGAAACTGCTCTGGTGTCCATTGTGCTACTGTTGGCATATCATCAATAACAACTTCATAACCACGGCGCTTTGACCAGTCAAGCACACGATCGAGCAAGCCTAGGTACATGAGTTTTGTACGGAAATTGTAGTATTTCACCCAACCGTCCCAGTGGCCTGATTTAAAGCTTGGCATCCATTGATATCCCGGTGGACGCCACTTATAAGCTTCGTTCAGTTCGTATTCGATTCCTTGATCAGAACCCGTGACCATCATATGTGTGCGATTGTAATATCGTATGAATATTTTGTCAGCCATCTTTTCCAGACCACTTGCTTTTGGTTTTCTCACCAGGTTCCACAAGCATACTTTTTTGTGGATCTGCTTGATCGGCAAGGTGTTTGATCAATTGAACGTTTTCTGTGCCATATACAGATTCGGTTGTATTAGTAACAGTTGCCTTCAATTCATTATCCTGAAGCTTTTTCATAAGCATATCGATGTTTGTGTTTGCTGGCACGTACTGTTTATGTATAAGAAACAACGCTTGCTGGTAATAGTCTTTTGCCATATCAATGCCCCGATAAAAATTTCTTCTCGTCAAAGATCAAACGAATGTTCCAGTTCCGACGACCAATCTCTTTCATGATCTCTTCAACGGTTTGCAGCTTCATCTCTGCTTCACCGATACGAAGTTCAAGCTTTAGCATGTCGTCATCACCTTCGAGCCAACGAGGAATGTCTGATTTGATTATGCGTTTATCTGGATATTTCCAACCTCGGTCAAGGTCGTCTTTGGTAGGGTTCTCAAGAAAGTCGTGCTTCTGACTCTTGAGTTTCTTATAGGCTATTCTGAGCTTCATGAGCTCACGCTTCGATTCAGTTAGAACCATTAGCCATTTATGGTGAAGTTTCGGAATATCTGCTGCAGCAGTGGAAAGTCTTAGTTCATCGATTGGTGCATCAACTTCCCACTGCTGATGGATTTCTTCAAGGGTCATACTATAGCCTCTCAATGTTGCTATAGTATATATGCTCTATTATTGGCGACGTTCGTCGTCGTGTCGCTTTGCGATTTCCTGATGTTTATCATATGCATCCTTCAAAGCTCTACCGGCTTCTGTATGAGCTTTACTTCCCAGCATCATCGCACCACCTAAAAGTGCGGCCCCTGGATGACCACCAGTAGCTAAACCAGCGCCAATCGCGCCACCTGCAGCTTGTGCTGAAGCTATAGCTTGTTTGCGCAGATAATCTCCCACTGCTCTATGAAAATCAGGGTGCACCAGAGCTCTTAAATTACTATGAAAGCTGGCTTCATCGAGTTGTTCATTTTCAATTAACCAAAGAACATATGATTCTGACAACTTGACTTCATTTTTCTGTTCGCCTGGTGTCATGCTCTTGTACTTACGAA